AGTAGTTATGTGGGTGTTGGCAGGGGGAAAGCATGGACTTATCCCAAAAGACCCAAGGATTTTAAAGAAAATGGGGCAGTTCGATAGACTCCCAAACCTAGATAAACTAAAGGCTTTGGGGTATTTAGAGGATTACCATTTGGCAACCACTTGTCAACCAGATGCCACCCCAGAGGTAGAAGTAGAGGTAGAGGTAGAGGTAGAGGTAGAAGTAGAAGGAGACAAAACCATCGGGACACCGAAAACAGACTTCACCCAAGCAATTATTGGACAATCAAAAACCGGGGATCAGGCCATCAATTTTTTCCATGATTACTTCTTCAAAACCTTTGGGGTAAAGCCACTTATTGAGGGGGGAAAAGATGGGGCATTGCTCAAGAAGGTGGAAAGCCAATACGGGCGGCGAATGACCCGTGAACTGATAATAAAATTTATTGAATCAGATGACGAGTGGATCAAAACCACAGGGAGAAGCATTGGGGTTTTTTACAAAAGCATTAATAAATTGCTGGTGGCTGAAGAACCAAAATCACAAACATCGGGAAGCAGAAAGCTGGCACAGATTAAACGATTGCTGAAAGAGGGGGAGCCAGACCCAAAACTTTCAATGTTCCAGATAGTGGAGAAAAATGGATGAATTACGAACAGTTCAAAAAAGGGATTTTAATTCTCTACGCCTTCGGCCTTAAAGAAAAAGATGATTGGGAATTGGCAATATGGCACAGGGCGTTGAGGGATAGCATCACCGCCTACGAATATGAAAACGCCTGTATCAATCTTGCAAAAAACAATCTTAAATTTTGGGAAAACGATAACCTCCCGGCGCAAATAATTGATGTGGTTGCAAAGACGAAAGAGGACTCCGCGCAGAGAGCCTTGAAGGGCAGATTGTTGGCAGAGGGAGAGAACAGAGAAAGGGCGAGGCGCAACGCAATCGCCTCCTACGAAAGCGAAGAGGAACGGCTGGAGTACCTGGAAAAGTTTAAAAAGATGAACGCTGAAATCTGGAAGGGGATGTCTGGGTGAGTGACGGTTACGGAAACGATTGGGATGGTCTTCCGCTGTTTAAACCGGGGGCACCCCGCAAAGAACAGATTAAGGACATGGTTGGGTTTGTGAAACAGACAACCGAAGCCTACGCCAAAAGAAGTGACCCAGAAACCGCACACATTGCGGCCCAGTATGTAAGGGGAAAATTACCACAGCTTGAACGGGTTGTGTTGACGGCCTTCAGGGATGCTGGGGGAGACGGCCTGACCGGGGATGAGCTTTCCCGTGCGACAGGAATTTTTAGGCACACTTGTTGTCCAAGGATAGCCCCACTTTGCCGGAAGGGTTTTCTTGTTGATTCTGGTGAGCGAAGAACAGGTAGGTCAAATCGGAAACAGGTTGTCTGGAAAACTGTATGAGCAAATCAAAGTGGGAACTTTTATTGCTGGAGCATATTAAAGATGCGGGACTGCCCACCCCAGAAAGAGAGTACAGGTTTGATGAAAGAAACGGAAGGAAATGGAGATTTGATTTTGCTTACCCGTACCAACGGATTGGCATTGAGTGTCATGGATCAATCTGGCAACAAGGGCGGCACAATCGGGGCTACGGGATCGGTTCTGATTGTGAGAAGAGAAACTCGGCCCAGTTGCAAGGTTGGGACGTTTATGAGTTTGTGCCGGAGCAAATCAATTCAATGGATGCAGTGAGAATTATTAAAGAAGCGTTGGAACTTAAAAAAGAGGATTGGGAATGAATCAAGTAAAGGTATTTGATGGGCAGGGAAACCTGAAAAAAATTATCAGCGGCAAAGAAGTAGAGGCAATTTCATTGGCAAGGTCCATCGAACCACTTTTTGCACAAGCCCTTCACCTGAAGGTTCCGGTTGAACGTAAGTGCTGGTGCGGGGTTAAATTTACTACCCGGAACAAACGGCAAATCATCTGCAACAAAATCTGCTCTGTCAGGAAGGCTAACATTGCCTCTTGCAAAAGGCGCAAGGAAGCACGGGATCGGAAACGTGAGGAGCGGGGATCGGAGTCCAAGATTTTACAGAAGAGAGAGAGGGATATGCCCCAGTACAGCAAAACATTGGAAAATATTAGCACATGAGGGTAAACTCCCAAACGGTTACAGGCAGACTTGAACAACTTCTCAATGGGGAGGGACAAATCATGTCTGCAAATTTAAAAAAACTATTGGAGGGGGTAAAAAAAGAGCTTGAGAAAAGAAGTGTTAGGAAGAATGTAAAAGTTCTCACCCTGGTCAGAAAGTATCGACCAACGGCATCGAAGCGGGACCGGATAATCATTCGCAACCAGATTCTTCCGGCTATCGGGAAGCTGACCGTCAAACAGGTGGACGTTAAGAAGTTTATTGAGTTACACCGACACAGGCCAAAATCTTCCTCACAGAAGATTCTGAAATGTTTCAAGGGAATCATGCAAATCCACGATCCATCTTTTGAGTTGCCGAAGGTAAAATACACAAACCCTGGTAAGCAGTGGTCACCAGCCCAGATACTTGAAGAGGCGCAAATTCTGGATGTGATCAACAACCATGTCCTGGGGAAGTACCAATCTCTCTGCATGATTGCCGCTTATTCCGGCTTGAGGCTGAAGAACGTGGCAGAGTTGAAACGCAGTAATATTGATTTTGCGAAAGGCTGGATCAGTGTTGTGCAGAGCAAGAACAAGAAGCCTGTGCAGATTCCGATTGGGAAAAAGTTGGAGGGAATCTTGCGGGTTGCCATAGCAGAAAAAAAGGTTATCGCAATGGGAGAGGAAGGGGATTACAATTTATTTAACGTGAATCGTAAGACCCTTAGTAACTGTGTCAGGATGTCCTTCCATCGGGCTGGGTTGTCAGACCACAGCTTCCATTCTTTCCGGCACTGGTTCGCCTGTCACGCCGTCAACAACGGGGTGGACTTGGTGGTGCTTAAAGAGTTGATGGGGCATTCGGATTTCAAGTTTACCCTGATCTATGCCAAGGTGAAGCGGGACAAGCTGAAGGAAGCAATCAAAGTATTTAACTAGGCGGTTTTGACCGCCATAAAAATTGACGGCCTGTAAGTCTATGGAATTAAAAGGGAAAAAGGTGATGTTTTGGGATGGGTTTTATATTTTCGCCGTCCCACCGTTGTCCAAGTCTCCTGTAACCACCTATAATCCCAACCACTTACAATCACCGTCAAAAGTTTGATGCCCCATTTAGTGGGGTGTTTTGTGATTTGCGGGGGAGCCACAGGGTTTCTCTAAATACCTTCATGCCCGCAAGGTTGTGGTGAACCCCTGCTTTAATTTATCTAATGACTTTGGACGGCGGGGCTGATCGGGCCGCTACATTTGTTGAGTTGTTGCGGATACTCTTTCGTGCTGAACCGCAACCGGCCCCGCTTTCTGAGGCAATCCGTGATTCCATGAAACTGCGTGTAGAAGCTTACGACACACATTTTGGTAACCATCAATTCATCAAAAAAATGAAAGCAATTGACACTCAAATTGTGAAATGGGTTTGCCCCGACTGCGAGGGTGAACAGGTGGAAATACTGGTTGTGGGGTTGGACTTGCCACCTATATTAGAATGCCCAGACTGTGGGCATAAGAGCGATGAAATCGATTGGAAAGACCGATGAACACAACCTTATGCGACCAGTGCGGTGCCTGGGTGACACCGGACATAGACAAATGCCCGAAGTGTGGCTACCAACTGATCGAATGCTGTCAGGGCCAGCCCCCAGCCGATCCATCTGATGACAAAAATGAAGACCCCCAAATTAAGGATAATCAAAATGACACACCAGGAAATTAGAACTGAAAGAGGCAAGCATTATGGCGACATCAAACAAAATCACACCAACATTGCCAACGCATGGCATTCCATCCTTTGTTCCTACTACCAACTAGACCTCGAACCCCTCCCTCCACATATAGTCTGCCTGATGTTTGCCTCCTTCAAAAATGTTCGTGCGGCGATCCCATTCACCTACAACCCTGACGATTTTCTTGACAGCCGCAACTACCTGGATTTTGCAGAGGAATGCGATCCGCAGAACAGGCATGAGTCCATTGAAGAGAAACCCAGCACACCGTGGGATGCAATAATTGAGGAAGAGCTAGAAAAAACAAAAGACGAAGTTCCCCCACTAGCCAGAGAAACCGATTGATTTTATTCTTTCTTACCCCTTGCACCCGCTAGAAGTAAGGTCACATAATTACAATAAGGAGAGTGATTTATGGGTGATTTGACGGAACATTTTTCACGCCGGGAATTCCGCTGTAAGTGCCAGGGATGTGATGAAGATGATATCTCGCTGGAGCTTGTGGAGGCGTTGGAGAAAGTGCGTGTGCTTTACGGAAGAGCAATCTATATCACCTCTGGAGTGCGCTGTAAAGAACACAACAAAATTTGTGGTGGCAAATCGGATTCCAGCCATCTTACAGGCCATGCCGTTGACATTGGCTGTGCCAATTCAACACAAAGGTACGGGCTGGTTTCGTTGCTGGTGAATTATTTTAACCGGGTTGGGATCGGGCAAGATTTCATCCATATCGACCTTGACCCAAACAAGAACAAAGAAGTTATGTGGCTGTACTAAATGGAGAGTAGAAAAATGGATTTTTTAAAAGGCAAAAAAACTTACGTCTTGGCAGTAATCGCAGTGGGTTCTTTTTTCTGCGAAATGATGGGCTGGTCTGAGTTTCCGAAGGAGTGGTACGGGATGCTGGGCTTCGGTAGCCTTGCGACCATGCGCCACGGGATGAAGAAATGACACTTTTCTTCCTGACAATGGGTGGGACCATGCTCCTGTTTGTTGTTTTCTTTGCGTACAGGACTGGCAAAAGGATCAACGAACTGGACGAGAAAGACACAACCCTGAAAAATATAAGGGCTATCAATGATTTCAACAAAGAAGAGGACGAAGAGGTGGACAGGCATATTGCTAATGCTGGTGATAATCCTGTTCGTGGCCCTTGGATCAGGATGCGTAAGTAGCGGATCAGGAGGACCGTACACTGTTCACGCACGGCCTCCCATTCCTTTTGCTGTTACTGCTCCACATAAGGCCTTTATAAAATGCGGAGATGACTACTATTGCATCAGCCCAGAGCATCTGGAATCACTACGGGTCTTTGTTATCGAGATGGATTCGCTGGTAAGAAAATATGAACACGCTACAAAAATTCTTAATGATTAGCACCACGATGGGAGTTTTTTTGGTTTCTCCCATCGCTTCCCAGATGGTGGCATCCGCTGAACCTCCTCTAGCAAAACATCGGCGGGTGCTACCATCACCGGATGAGGTCAGGTCATTTGAGGCATTACCCAGTCGCCTTGTTGCTGTGAGTTATGCCAATGGGCGCATCTATCTATTTTCCATTAACAAAATTAATCCTCGGCCTGATTGTTCCACGGTGAGGTTTGAAGGGGGGCGGCTCATACTTATGACCCAGGCAACCCGCCAAGCCTATGAGTATGTACTAGCTGGCATACCGATCAAGGTCAACGGGTGGGAAGAGTTTGGGGCTGGGAGATGAGTAATGTGGCATTTGCTGATGATAACATTGAGTTTTGGAACGGCAGAGATCAAGCATCCCCACGTTATCAATGTGGAGGTGGTTACCACCAAACACACACAGGCCAAGTGCAATGAATACGCCGATAAGGTCAAGGCTGATATGAGGCAAAAGGGAATTGAACTACCGAAGGGGAAAGAGATGGGTTGTCTATACATCCAGCTTTCAGGGAGGTTTGTGCGAGATGAAGTTGCATGAATGACAACGAACTGGGAAAGATAGTTGCGACTATTAATAGGGCCATGTACGCCATGAATGAGATCAGGAATATCCTGGTGGAACTACAGAATGACCGGGCCACATTTAAAAAGACCGCAAAAAAGATGTTATTCCTCCCGACCGAGGAAGAAATGAAATACATCGTGTCCGATGACGAGCCGGATTGGAATCAGGCACTCAAGGAACTGAAAAACGGCAGACATGATGAAGAGGATTAAAACAATTAAAAGGGAAACAAAAAAATGGCAAATACTAATCTAACGGGAACCCCGGTCCACTACCACAGCGCAACAAATGGAAAGAAAAAAAAGAAAATGGACCGGGACCAGAAAGAGCTTGATGATGCACTTGAACAGATCGATTTGAAAGAATGGTTTGAGGGCGATGAGATAAAACCGAAAATGAAGTTGATTTCATCTGAAACCGTGTTTTACACGCCATCCGGTAAGGTAGCTCGGGCACCGGATAAGGTCAAGCCATTGAAAAGGAAGAGAAACAATAAATGAAACTACTTAAAGGGCGAGTGCTGATCAAGCCGATCCCATACGATGGCATGAGTCCTGGCGGCATCTGGATTCCACCGGAGCAAAACGATACCTTCACCCAGACACACCGGGGCGAGGGTTTTGTTGTATTAACGGGCGGTGGAGTGGACAACTTGAAAGAAGGCGACAAGGTTATCTATGGCAAGCACGATGGCGTTCCCACAGCTTCATAACGATCATAGTTGGCAATGGCCCTTTCAGCCCACTTCTGCGGAGTGCCGGATAAGGAAGCATCACCCAATACATACCCACGTTTGTCCACACCCAATCCGGCAATAACAACCCCATGCTCGTTACTGCCCTTCTGATTCGATATAGCCGGGTCAACCGAAACGACAATACGTTCAAGGTCTGGAGCTTCACTTCGTCTGTTTTCGTGAATGTTCTGTCGGCTGAATATTGCGCCAATAGCGGTAGGTTCGTACTCACCCAGCCAGATATGGGCAAACCTGTCCGGCTTGTGCTTCTTGTCGAACTCCATTTCATCCTGGAGTTCTTTCGGGAAGAAGTTGTTATCCTCAATATGTATTCTTTCAATGATCGCATTCTCTGGTACAATCTCGCCCCGGAAGAGTTGATCAATCGGGTCGGTAGGATGCCTGGGGTTCCAGCTAAACCATAGCTCACTATCTTTTTTCCTTATCGTTGGTATCAGTATCTCCAGCGACCTTGTGCTGATGGTCTGTGCTTCTTCTACCCAAACGATGTCAATACCTTCCATCGACTTGATCTGATCCGCTGTCAGTCTCCCCAGGCCGCGAAATATGAATGTTGTTCCGTTGAGGCCTCTTATTTCGTTTTCTAACGATGTATAGAAATAGCCCATCTCCATTTCTTGGATTTGATCGTCCAATAATTGCTTGACCGAATCTTTGATGGTGAGTTGTATTTCCCTGGCACATAGTATTCTTAACAGTTCGCCGTGGCCCCGTATCAGTAATGACCGGGCAAATGACATCGACTTGGCACAGCCCCGACCAGACCAGAACGCTTTGTATCTTGATTGGTCAAGAAGGCAAGTGAACTTCGGTGGTATATCAAGTTTGATCGTTGGTGTTAGCACTTTCCTCCATCAGCTTCCCGTTCACAATCACCTTTGCTCTCTGTGGATTGTCAACCGTGGCATTGTTGATTAGTATTGTTGTGTTGATTGATCTGCTTAACGGATCGCTACTATCGCCTTCCGTATAATCAGCCATCAGCTTGATAGCTTGCATATTCCCTTTCTGGGCTTCCCGGTTGAGAACGTGGGCTATTACTTCGGCGTTGTCGCTGTTCTCCATTTCGATTCCCTTGGCTTTGAGAATCTTTAAAATGTCAGGCGAAGCCTGTGTATCTAACAGGCGAGTAATCCTTGCCCTTAATCCGTGTTTGGTTCCCTTTGCCAGCCCTGTCGGATTACCGGATTGACCGGGTTTCCAGGGGGCTTTCATCCCTTTGGCTAAAGGTGCTTTCAAGGTGCTGTCGCTCATCGCTTACAGGCTGAAAAGCCTCTCCGTTTCTTAGTATTTCCCTGTCAGGAAACAGGTTATTAAATCGTTTAACAATAACGTCACAGTATTGCGGATCAAGCTCCATCATGTAACAGCGGCGGTTTAACTTTTCACAGGCTATGAGG